CTTGTATTCCCATACATTACGATCTATTCCATTCGCTTTTAATCTCGCTGTAATTTGGTCGATTTCGTCACGTGTAAATACTCTTTTTAAATCTATTAAGTTTTTACAGAATGGACGGCTTTCTCCTTTTAACGGTGGTATTCCCTCACGTTCTCTGTATTGATAAACAACCTCAAATGATACTTCACCAACGTTTGTTTTACCTTTTGGAGTTAATTCAAAACCTTTAATCATTCCTAACTTTTCCAACTCAACTAATTGTCTAGAAACATAAGTCGCTCCCTTATCTATAGCTTTAACAATTGCACCGTAACTTTCTCCGTTGTTAATCATTTCAACTATCTTTAATTGGTCGGCTGTTAAATCGTTAACAAAAGAATATTTTGACAGCAATTCCTTTTCACTCATTTCAAGTTTAGCAAAGTCTTTGACCTCTTGTGAAAAAACTTCTTTGTAATCGGTACGCCCTAATTCAGAAAACCAACTAATAACAGTTTCGTCTGAAACTTCATTTTTAAATGATTGTTGTATCACATCCCCGTTAGGTAAAGGATTTAAACCGGCAATTTCACGTAATTCATTTATCGTTAATTTTCCTAAAACTACATTTTGTAAATTAGGCTCTAATACGTTTATTTTTTTCGCTATCTCGGAAACTTCATCAGTTTTACCACTTAGATTTAAAGGTTTACTTATAAAGAATATATCACCGTAAAAATTATTAAGCGTATAATGTGCATATTCTAAAGCATCTGTTATGATTTTTTGGCGTTCCAAAGCGTAATTATTCATGAATAATTGATACGCTGTTTCTAACTCTTGAGAACCTCCTAACTGTCCCGCTGTTTTAATTGAAAATAAAGTCGGACTAATTACACTATGCCCAACCATAATATCATCAATTATACTTTCTTGAGTTAATAAGTAACGTTGATCTAAGTTATTCCCGTTAATTTGAGTAACTGTAGGGGCGTTTTCTGAACCTCTCGAAAAAGTTACTACAATACCACCTTGCTTATCTCTATCAGTCGCATCACCTTTTAATTGTGCGATTAATTTCTTTTTATCATGTTCATTATCTGGTGCACCTGTTGGAATGTTAATCATTGTGCCACCTTTGAAACTATTCACAACCTCAGAATATCTGAAATAGTTCATTTCAATACTAGCCATAATTGATTTTATAGCACCCGAATAGGAAGGGATAGGGTAAACCGACTTAGTTAGTAAACCTGTTTTTTCGTCCAATATATGCTGTTTTGAACGTGAACTAATATAAAGTAAACATTCTTTATCTTCTAGGCTTAAATCTTCAATATTCTTGATCTTTTTAAAACCTGTTTTTTCTTCTGTTTGGTTTCGTTCTTTCCAATTCTCAGAATAATAAAAAAAACTTGAATCTTCACCTTTACGGATCAATTCAGTTGAAACGTGGTGAGCGTCCCAAAACTTGGAAATAGGGTTTTTCTTGAATAGAATAGCAAATGAATCTAACAACTCAAAATCTTTTGCAACCATTAATGAAATCTCATCTAAAGAGAAAGGTGCATTACCATTTTTCTTAATCAATTCCCATTTAGGCAAATCATTCGTTTGAGCATCTAAACCACTTGAAGCAATATACTTTACCTTAGAGTTAACTATACCGCCGTGAATAGAACTATTATAATATAGCCCTATTAAAAATTGTGGATAGTCGTTATTATCCCCCCAACTTACCCAACTTTGACCAGCTTTTTGTTTTTCTATCGGCAAAGGAATTTTAGCCTCACGAAATATATATTGATCACTCATAAATGTTTTTTATTGTAGTTGTTTGTGTGAATGTAGGAATAGCAACCGAATCAGTTTTAACCCTTGCTTTACCTTGTTCACATAAAAATCCTAGATTATAGTTTTCTTCCCCTGTTATTTCCATTTGATAAACGTAATATTGATAATCACCTAAAGGTAAAGTTATACTAGTACCCTCGTATAGATTGAATAGGTTAAAACGCTTTTTTGTAGTGGATAAATCGTTAAGATTTAAGAAATATTCTTTCTTAGACTGTTCATTTACAAATCGAAACAACCAAATCTCAGGGTAGTTGTCATTCATTTTCTCCTTAAGAGTCAAACAAATGCTATTGTTTTGATTTTTTTCGATTAGAAAGAACACGAGTTTTTGGTTTATTTTCTACTAAATTACTAATTTCTTGAAAAATATTAGGTAACAACTTAAATAAAATCTCTTTATTTTCTTCATTTGCCACTAAAAAACCCTTTATTTTATCAATATAGACATTTTGACCTTTGAAATTCTCTTTATATTCCATAATATAAGTATTAAAAAAGGGGGAGTAAAAACCTCCCCCTAATTCTATTTAACATAATAATTTATTCAAATACGTTAGGACAAAATTTTTCAAATATTGCTTTGTTTTCTTCATTTGCAATATAGAAATCTTTTAACACATCTACCCAAACGTTTTGACCTTCAAAATTACTTTTGTATTCCATGATTAAGATAATAATGTTGTTACAATAGCATTTGCTATTACAGGAGTATTTTTAGACTCACGTCCAGAGAAAGTTAAAGTGACCCCATTAAAATCATCAAACTTAGTTCCCGAAGTACGATTGAATAGGAATTTTACTCCATTATCAATTCCAAGTACTTCAGAATAACCCTCGTTTAATTTCACTATCACACAAACTCTATCTTTTACTAGATTTTCTAAAATTTCAATATTTTGTTCAGCATCTGCAAAGTTAAGATGTAATTTAATATTACCAGTAATTTCAAATCCAGCGGATGCGTTTTCTCTAGAACCAATTGCATTAACAGTAAAATCAGACATTTCAGAGTCAACTTTTATTTCATAAAACAATTTAGCTCCCACGTTATCCATAGCTGTTATCCTTCCAGATGTGCGGGAATAGGTGTAATTAGCAGCTCCCGTAGTATTATCTCTTAATGATCCAATATATATTGCAGAAACTCCACCCATTGAGTCGCAATTTAAACCTGATAGCCCACTTGATAATTCACACATAATATAAATATTTTAAAAAGGGGCTTTCACCCCTTAATGGTTAATAATTAAGCTCTTTTAACTCTTACGAAATATTGAGGAAACACGTATTGAACACCTAATCTGAAAGATGCATCAACTTTTAATTTCTCATCGTAATCGTTGTATTTAATATCGAAGCTTTCATCTTCTCTAGAATCAACACCTAAGAATACTAATGAAGTTGGGATTGCAAAGATTTCGTTTTGACCGTCTAATGCAGGTACTGTAATAACTTCTACGTTAGTTTGTGGTAAAATGAAACGAATAGAACCACCCTCTGAAGTGTATTGAATGCGATCGTAAGCATTTGCTGTATTCCATTCAGAAATGATAGCCAAAGCCTCAGTACGTCCTGTATACAAAGCGATTTCCATTTGGTTGTCGAAAATCTCAGCAGGAATTTTAGTGAAAACCTCGTATGCAGCTGAATAAGCATTTGAAGTTGTCAAAGTAGCAAATGTAGTAGTAGTTTTCAAAACCGCTGTATCTGCTTTCAACGCTTTAACTAAACCGTCAAAATGAACTAACTCAGTATCCAAAGAAGTAGTATCACCTAACCATACTAAACGCTCTGCTTTTTTCTGTAACATTTTAGTCAAGTAAGCCATAAGGATAGTTTCCAAAGGTGCAGGTAATTGACCCTCTTGGTTTTTCATTCCCAAAGCGTTTAACACTTGAGTCATTTTTGTATTTAAAGTTTCATTACAAAACTCAACACCCATGTACAAAGGTTTAGTTGTTAAAACTTTCTCAGTGAAAACTACTGAACCATCTGGCGAAGGTGTACAAGCTGCTTTTGCCTGTAACGCTACAGATGAAGATAATAAAGCGATTTCACGTGAACCTTTAACACCCTCCTCTAACATTAATTTTTCAAGGAATCTTGAAGTTGCTACTAAGTCAGGAGTGATGTTAGGAAGTGTGTTATCTTTCCACGCTGCTAATCCAGATACATCGTAACCGAATTTTTCTTTTAATGTTCTTTTAATTGACATTTTTTGATTTATTTTTTAGTTAATATTTCTTTTACTGTAAGTTCTTTAGACAATTCAACTTTTTTTCTTTCGTCTTTGAACTTTGACTCTTTTACTTCTAACAATTCAGCGAACTTTGTTTCAAGTGCTGTAATTCTTGAATCTGTATCTGTGATCACTTGT